CTGCAGCATTACTTGCAAAATCACTAATTCCATCAGTGACCTTGTTTGCAATATTACTAATACCTTCTGTAACATTCCCAAACACATCTTTGACCTTGCCACCAAAATCACCTATTTTCGATGGTAGTTCTCCAATCCACTCAAATATTTTTTGGATAAATTCAACTATCTTTTGAACCACTTTTAATACTGGTTCAAGCACAGTCTTTAAAACATTTATTGCTGGAACTAAGATTGCATTTAATACTTCTCCAACAACTGTAATAAGTGGTGCTAGTAATCCTAAAATCTCAGCAAACATCTGGATTTGAGTTATAAGTGGCATTAAAATAACATCTAGTATCGGTACTAATAAATCTACAAGCATAACTACCAATTCAATAATCACATCTAAAATTGGTTGTAATGCAGTCATCAGGCTATCAACAATTGCAAGAATAGGTGGTAGTAACTGCATGAAGGTTTCCATTAGTCTACCTAGCATTGCTTTGAATTCTTCACTTTGAAACAGTGCCATCGCTAATATGGCAATAAGAGCTCCAATACCCAAAGTAGCTGCATTGATTCCAACACCTGCAAATATACCAGAAGTTCCTACTCCTTTTAATGCTATTGATGCAATATTTAAAAGTGGTCCTACTTTACCAATTATAGATAGAACTGGTCCAATAGCTGCAACAACGCCTGTTAAAGTTACAATCATTTTCTTAGTGCCTGCATCCATATTGTTCCACTTATCAATCCAAGATTTTAAAGTTGGTATCATTTCATCTCTAACCTTTATAGTTAGTTCTTGAATTACTGGTAGAAGTGTACTTGCTAAGTCAACACCCAAACTAGATACAGCTTGTTTAGTTCTGTCTAATGCGTCTGTGAACTCACCGGCTTGAGCTGCTTGTTCATTAGTTACAATACCTAATTCTTGTGCTTCATTTCTTAAATCGTTTATAGTAGCTGCTTCTTGAGTTAGAACAGGAATAATATCAGCAGCAACTCTCTCACTTAATAGATCGTTTGCCACACCTACTCTAATGGCTTCATCTTCTACTTCACTTAAAGCATCTCTAATAAGAGCAAATGCTTGATCGGCATTCTTGCCTTCTAAATCATCTAAGCTTAAACCAATAAGTGCTAAGCTATCTGCATATTTATCACCGTTACCGGTAGCTATATCTCCAAGAATCCCATTCACTTTCATGAATGCTTTTTCCATTCTTTCAGTAGATACACCAAGTATGGTAGCTGAGTGATTCCATTCTTGCATTTGTTCTGCAGATAAGCCTAACTTTTCAGCTGTATCTCCAATTTCATCAGATGCATAGGCACTCTTAATTGAAAAGGCTGTTAAAGCAGAAACGGCACCCAAAATAGGCACCGTTACACTCTTTGTTAATGTTGAACCAAGTTTACCAATTTTCTCGAAATTAGCATTACTTAGTTGTTTAATTTTAACTTGTGTTTTATCTAACTGTCCATTCATCTTAGCTAATTCAGCTTCGGTGTATTGGACATTTCGCTTGAGCTTATTAAACTCTTCTTGACTCATATCTCCAACTTGAACAGCTTTTTTTGCATGCTCCAGTTCTTTATTCTGAGTTTCTAACTTTTTCTTCGTTTGTACTAAGATATCATTAAGTTTTGATTGCTTTTGTTTCCATAAATCAATATTACTACTATCATATCGGAGGTTCGTATTAATCGCTCTTAAGTCTTTATTTTGTTCCTTTAATTCTTTTTTAACTCCATTCAGTTCATTTTCTAAATCTTTACCATCAAGAGTTAGTTTGATGTTAAGTCCTTTGACTGTTTCTGCCATTAATGTTCACCTCCTATAGTAGGAATTTGTCAATATCACTTTGTTTCGCTTTTTTGGTTGATTGCTTTCCATTAATTACATTCATTTCAAGTTCCACAATCTCAAAGTAAGTATCTAAATCAAATGTCTTTGCATCTTCGATTGATAACCCTAAGTGAGCAAGATTAAATATGATATTTGCTGTTATGTTTACATCATCATTACTTTGAGACTGAACTGGGTGTTGATCCGTTTTGAAACGTACCGAGCATTTCACCTATCGTATTCGTTAGATTTTCAAGTTCACTTTGATTGCTCAATACTGAAAAATCGAGTGACATTAAAAAGTCATTATAGGATTGTTTGTTGAAAGGTCGATGTAATACATAAATAATTCGGAAGATGGTGTCTATCACAATTGATATATCATCTTCTTTTTTTGTGTTTGCTTTTTCTAGTTTTTTGATATCACTAAATAGCTCTGTTGAAAATACATTACGGTAATCAATGATCGTATATAGTGATGAATGAAGGCGATAATCTTTATCACCAAGTTTTAGTATCTTTTCCATTTTAGATTACCACCTTACACAAATGTAGGTAATGAAGGTGTTGTTGTTAGGAATCCAGCATAGTTTGTATCTCCCACACCTGCAATCACTCTTAAAATTAGATTGTCCCCAGATTCAATAGGTCTTGCTGTAATGTTAAGTGTAATTGAATTTGCTTCTATTGAATCGGCTTTTGATTTGCTTGCATCACCGGAAGGTGTCGCTGTACATAAGAAATACCAAATACGTCTTGCTTTAATATCTCCTTGAATCTCATAACCTAAAGCAAATGTCTTTGTTTCACCATTTACGACTTCTACTAAATTTCCATTTGTATCTTCTAATACACCAAAGATGTCTTTTTTAAACACGTCATCAATCTCTGTAAACTTAAGTGTGACATTCGATCCAGAGTTGGATACTAATGTAGCAATCACTTTATCATCTGCATAGACCTGTGTACTTCCACCAATAGCTTCTGTTGTAATCTCTTGTGCACCTTCTAAACGTTTAGGTAATGCAAAAGTCCAACTACCATCTTCAGCTTGAGTTGCTAGTGCATAGTGTACGTTTGTTAACCCAAATGTGACTTTATTACTCATTTAAAATACCTCCTGTTTGATTTCATATACTCTGTTAACTGAACTGTCCTCATTGACGAATTCAGATAATAATTCAAATTCATATCCCATATAATATAGGGATGTTTCTAATAACTCTTCTAATCCTAAGTTCTTCTTTTCAGTGATTAAGCTCACTTGAAATGTGGCTACTTTTGCAACTGCTCTATCATCTGCATAAACAACTGTTCGATTACTAATTTCTTGGTAAATGATATAGTTTGGGTCATCTTCTAATCCTACTCTTGTTCCATAGGATACCTTACCAGGTAGCGCTGAATTCAAAGTATCATATAAAGCTTCAAGTTTTTCTTGCATTAAAAATCACCTTTTTCAATAATCGATTTGATATCTTCTAGCATTTTTGGTGTAAGTAAATCAAATGCTGGACGCATAAATGGTCTTGGTCCTACATATTTACCACTTCGATGAGTGAAACCAAATTCTAGCAAGTGAGTTAATCCGCCTTTTTCATTTGAGAAAATAGAAATTGTTTTATTGATACCACTTCCTTGAGATTCTGCAACAAATGAATCCGCAAACGGTTTTGATCCACCGCTTCTTGGAGCGTGAGTCTTAATATACTTCATAATCTCTTCTGCTGTATCATCTAATCTTTTTTCAAGCTTAACTATCACTTCTTGTGCATACTCATCGACCATATTAGAGATAGCTGTTCCTAGTTCATCAAGTGTAACCAATGATATCACTCTTCTTGATTTTTGTTTTGCTGAGATAAAGTTCAATAAATTGTCCGATTTGATACGTTCTCTCAATCTTATAGATATCTCCACTAATGTCAGCGTATTTGCTACCCTTATATAAGAAGCCCTGAATCTTTAAGGCAATATCAATTCTGATATCCGTACGTTTACTTTCATAATATTCACTTGACGTGATACTAAAGTTGATACCAATCACTTCTTTTGAACTTTGAAGTTGATATACAGTAGAACCAATAGAATTTTGAACCAAATCCATAGTTAGTAACTTAATAGGTATGTTTGGTGAGTTAGGATACATTTTCATCTGCTCCCTTAGTTAGTGCAACCTGTCCTACCAACATATCAAATGTTTTCGGTAGTTCTTTTGCACTTCCATCATTCTTAAAACCAAAGAATGTCTTCACATATATAATTATTACTGTGCTAACCATTGGATTTGATTCATCACTTATGTAAGTTGGATCAATCCCACAACTTGTCAAGTATGCTTTGCAACTACTAATATGAGTATTAAGCTCATCGTCAGCATATGATTCTGATAAGGGGATCAGTAATGCTTTTTTTACAATGTCTAGTATAGCCATGAGATCAATCCTTTCTTACTAAGTTATCAAGCGTTAGCTATTAGGCTGCAGCTTTCTTTTTGATACGTAGGAATCCGTTATAACCGACGACGTTACCACCTGTGAATACAGAGGCCTTGTAGCTAATGATTCCATCTTTGAATTTGTAGTCTGTTGATTTACCAATCTCTACTGGTGAGAATACAGGTACTTCATAATTTTTAAGTGCACCATATGCGATACCATACTCACCTGCTGCAGTATTACTATCAGAGATAGCCTTACAATGTGAGTTGATGATATATGGGATGCCATCAATTGTTTTGTTCACATAATCAATCGTATGAACTTTTCTACCTTCTGGCGTCTTAAGACCAGCAAATGCACGTAAGTCATTCTTGTTAAGGATAAGGACTGCTCCACCTTCGACTTCTTCGTCTCCACCATAAGCAAAGACAATGTCATCAAGTGTTGCATCAGTTATTGCCTCAATTTCAAGTGGTGTTGTATCAGCTAAAGCTATAGCCGCATCA